TGGATAAATTTGGTCAGTTACAAGAGCAGTAACTCAATCATTTATCATTTCAAACCTAGTTGCTTTTTTTGTACTATCAACAACATAATCCCTTAGTGTTACACTATTATATAATGCTTCAAAATCTCATTCAGTTGTTAATTGTTGATTAAATAGACTATTAATATCATCATTTCAAAAACATTGTACATCTACAAGATTTTTCGATATTGATAATCTGAATGTTTGCATACATTGTGCAGTTGCTACATTTAATGCTGCTTCATTAGTAGCAAAATATACATTTGCGTCTTTTGCTGCAAAAGCATTATCATCAGTATAGCTAGGTGTAGGACTTCCTCAATCTTCTAGTTTCTTTCCCCAAAATTCAGCAGAGAAATTTACATATTCTCATACAGCTGTAGACATTTCAAAAGAATTAATCATTGAATATGTAGATTTAGACGATGATACTGGATCATCATCATATAAAGTATATGATTGATGTGTATTTGTGTTTGCTCTAGAAAAGAAATGCCCTTTTGCTGCTGCTGTTGCAGTAACTCATGCAGTAGCTGTCCAAGTTCAATTTGTTACAGAATCTGCTTCAACTAGTGTTCAAGATGTTGTTGATACAAAATAATATGTTGTTGGTGTTGTTCATAGTATTAAAATCTTTTTGATTTCTCAAATCCAAGTTTCTGACGAAACAGCTCATACATAAACAGTATCTCATCTTACTGGAGTTCATCAAGAAGGTGTAGGAAGTGTAATACATTCAACAGGTGCATAATCTCATAAAGCACCTAGTAATAAATGTCCTATAAAATCATCTCTTAAAATACCAGTTAATGTAATTTTAGAAAAGTTTTTAGTCGTTTGAGAGTCATATACTTCATCAATTACTCAATATCAAGATGAATCTATTGCTTCTTCAAATTCTGGAACTAAAACTCAAGCTGTTTTAGGTATCCATACACTTGCTGAAACAGAAGTTCAAGGAGTTACCTCTTTTCAAAGTCATATCGCACTGCTTCGACCTATGTGTTCATCTGCCATAATTATAAAAATTAATAAATAAATTAAATTTGCTTATTTCTATACCCTGTAATTACTTTCATTTTTTTTTCTGCTTCTTCAAGACTTTTTGCCTTTACTGAAAATCATTGTTTTGGAAATGAATAAGTTTTTAAACATTCCTTTTTTTCAACTACTTTTTTTTTCTTAGTAGTTTGTTCTTCAATAATTTCATCTTCTGTAAGGTCTTTAGTTCTTTTTCCCATATTATATAAAATTATAAAATAAATTATTTATCTTCAAGTCATTGAAAATTACAAATAACTTCAAAAACTCTTATCGGTTCTTGTGTGTCAGCCCATCAAAAGATATAGTTAAATGTAACATTCAAAACCGTTCAACTTCAAGTTGTCCAAGTTACATTTGCAATATCCTTTAATCTTTCTAATACTATATCCGCTAATTCTCTTATATTATCTTCTGATGTAGCTATTCAATCTTGTATTGAATCAACCAATCTAACAGAATAATTAAAATTAATAGAATTTTTACAAGTATCTAATACTTCTTCACTTCAATCAGTTGGAGTTATAATAATCGCAGGCATATTTATTCATCATTCAATCTTAACATCATAATTATAAACATCTCATACCCTACTATCAGTATTTTTTACTTTTAGCATTTCATTATATATAGATATTCAAATTTCCTTAAAACTATATGACATATATTTAAAATTAATTATTATTATCCTAACTCTTTTTTTAACGCTTCTTTTATAATTTTATCTATTTTATTTTTATTTTCTGTATAAGCTCTTTTTAGATAAAATCTCCTATCTGGATTCTTTTTGTTTTCAAATTCCCTTCTTCTTGCATAAATTAATGGACTTCAAACTATTGTTATCCCTTGTTTTATTTTTGTTAAATTAGATTGTATACTTTTTCTAAGCGTTCAAGTTTTAAAAGGTGCATTCACTTTTGCACTATTTTGTACCATTAAAGTTATATTAATCATAGCTTTATTAATAGCACCTTCTATTGTTAAATCTAAGGGTAAAGCATTTAGTAAATCTTTATCTAACTTTAATTTCATTTTATACAAATTAATAATATTTACAAATTTTATTAAGAACCTTCTGATTTTTGTATTAGACAAGTATAATGACTTCTTAATATTCAATTATGATATTCTACTTCTTTTATAATATAAGTTATAGAATTAATTATTAATTTATCTCAATTTTTTAATCAAGAATATTAAGTAAACATTGTCTCCGTATTATACATTGTTGCTCAATCAAAACCATTTCAAGGTTTCATTGGTTGTACTTTACATTTAAAAGTTGTTATTAAAGAGTAACTAGCTACTTCATTAGCATTTCTACCCCTAGTATATAAACTAGCTGTACTCTTATAAAACATAGGCTTTTTTATATGTATTAAACACACCTAGAAATGAAGTGTAATCAGTTTTATCCCAACCTCCAAAAATTATACTTTCTTCTCATATACTATAAGATTTAATTCATTCACTTCCTTTTTTATTATAAAATCATCAAACTAATAATTGTTGCATTAATTTAATATCATCTGGAAGTTCATCATTAGATCAAGGTACTGTATTTGTAGATGTTTCAGTTCAAACAAAAGTTTCTGCATTATAAGTTGCTGTAATATTAAAAGTATCAGTTGTTACACTTATAATAGTATATGTTCAATCATAATTTATTGTTCAAGATAATGTTATAGTTTCATCTGCACTATATCAATTCGCCGTTAATGGTATTGTAACTTCTCAACCTCAAGCATCTACTGCAGCAGAATTATCTAATGTTTTAATCTCATCTCTATCATATCAACTAGTATAATTTATATCTACAAAATTAAAATTTAAATTTAATAAATAATTTCATACATCATTGATAATAACCTGCCTATTATTTACAACCTTATAATCTGTATTTAAAACACCTGTATAAGATATTCAATTAATAGTTGTCAATCATATTACTGGATAATTCTTTAAAAATACAGTTCAATCAATATATAAGTAATTTAAATCAATTGAATCAGTATAAGAATCTAAATTAAAACTATCTATTTTTAATAGATTATTTATTAAAGAATAAGTAGAGTCTAGTAAGCTATTAAGAATATCATCATTATCCGTTCAACTAATTGATAGATATGTTTTTAATTCTGCTAATGTTGTATAATTCATCATAAATTGATATATTATTTAATTATTTAGACCTTTTTTGCTTTCTTTTTTGCTTTCTTTTTTGTCTCTACCACTTCTTCTTCTACCACTTCTTCTACCTCTACTGCCTCTACCACTTCTTCTTCTACTTCTTCTACTTCTTCTACTGCCTCTACTTCTTCTACTGCCTCTACTGTATTAGTTTCTTTAATGTCGTTTATTGCTATTGTTTTTTCTACTCAATCATTTCTTTTAAATAGAGCTTTATACATAACTAACATTGTTTTTGCATCTCTTTCAAAAACTTCAAAAGTTCCTCAAGCTTTAATTTGTTTTTTTCATTCAATTGTAGTAACTAATTGAGTTTTTTTTGAAATATTTTTCAAAGTAAGTACTTGTTTATTAAATTCCATAATGTTTTTTTAAAAAAATATAGGGGAGAGAGTTACTTCTCCCCAAAGTTCTACATTGTTACATTTATTCACATTGCACAAGTTTTTCATAGTCATGCTTTATCATGAGCTATAGCTTGTCCCATATCCATAGTAGCTATAAGCATTATTCCTTTTCAAGGTACTTTTACTGTATCTATTTCTAAAGGTGCTCCATATCCATATTGAATAGCAGGTTTATATACTAGTCCAAATGATCCATAATCATTTCATGTACTTTCATGTACTTTTCAAGTAGCTAATGAAAGTGCTGGCCAATCTCTAGCAACTAACA